TCACCTTTTTCAAAGGTTTGAAATTCTGCCCGCGAAAGCACACCGGCGATCAAGTTAATGCAGGCCTGCACCGCTAGTTCTTTGAAATAAATTTCTGTCGCTATTTCGCCAACAATAGTGCTTATGTCTAAAGTCTTTGTGTTTCGGTCAAACAAGCTTAAAAACCAGTCCCATACCGCCACGCCTATACCTCCCTTAATAGGTGTAAACACCTAAACTCATAACATCTTCCGCAGGCCAATCAAGCTCGCTGTCTTTAGACAGGGCATGAATCAAAGCAAAAAACCCGTCTGTTTTGCGGGTCTTAGGTTCAATCTTTAAATATGTCGTGTTGCCCTTCGCATCCATTTCCTGACAAGTGTTATTTGTGTACCAGCGCATCGTGGGGTTGTCCCCGAACACTAAAGTCTCTTCGGCAAACGATTGCTCAACCAGGGGGGCCACTTTCGCATGAGTAGCCGGACCGCTTCTAACTTCTGTAAGCGGCAAGCCCTTCTGCTTAAATTCCGATTCCAGAAGGGCGGCCCTGTAGCTGTCGCAAACGATATCAATAATGTGATATCTCTCGGCTTGCTTTAAAAACCAGCTCGAGATGTCGCCTGCGCTTATGTTGGGCCGGTTGATAATAGTCACAAGCCCACGGTCTGCCATCTCCCGTACCGGGAATTTTATCGGCCGGCTTTCAACCTTCAGTGCCAGGTGGCAAACAAAGCTGTGCTCTATCCAGTAGCGCTTGCCTTTATACTTAAAAAGCAGACCGCAGCTAGCAAAGTCCGTTGTCCTGGCGTAGTCAATCGCTCCGATGCACTGCAGTCCTTCAAGTTCTTCGAAGGGTATAGGCTGGTTGGTAGCAAGAATTTTCTCCCAGGGTGCTACGACGATAAAGCTATCTTGCGCCGGCAGGTTCATGCGCTTAGTCATAAAATCGATGGCCAAGTGTGGCAAATATTTTGACTTAGCGTAAACGTTTTTCATCTCTTTTTGCAATTCCGGAAAGTATTCCAGAGACGGATTCGCCTTCGGCCAATTAGCAGGATCTTCGGCTTCTTCCTTGCTGTCCAACCGGTAGATCAACGGCAAGAAGCCAATATCTTTTATTTCTCCGGATAGCACTTGTTTCGATAAGTCTAAAAGTTCATCAAGCACGCCGCCTCGCACATAACCTTGAGTCGTGATATAAAACGTGCGGGAATGTTTCCGTTTGCCAAAACCTGATGTAAATACTTTTATCATGTCCCAGTCCTCGTACTCGTGAACCTCGTCGAATATAAGGCAGCCTGTTCTCTTGCTATCTTTGGTGCGCGCGTTGCTGGTGTTGTATTTGATATAGCTTTTAGTTTTTAGGTTTACGATCTGCTGCTTCGTTTTATAAAAAAACCTCTTAGACTTATCCCAGGTGCGCTCAAGAACTTCGTAAATATCTTCAAAGCTTGTTTTTGCTTGATCTTCAGCATTAGCGATAATGTCAATGTTGTATCCCTTAACGCCGTGATAATGCGTTGTGAGATACCATGCCACAGGCGAAATAAACCCGTTTTTGCCGTTGCCCCGGCCCATCATGATAAAATATTCATCATAAACTACGGTATCCTGAGATCGGTAATAGCAATGTATTAAGGCTAAAACTAAAAGCTCCCAGTCCAGGAGCTCGTATTCAAAATAACGCTCTATCAATTCGACGGCTTTATCTATTTTTTTGTGATCGATAAATACGTCGGGATCATTTAATTTAAGCTCAATCAGATCCATAGCTTGCTTTAAGTCTCCGCAGGCCGGAATCGCACCGGATCTGACGCCGTCGATATAGCTGTCAATGTAGGGGTGATAATCTCTGTGCCGCCTCTGCATCTACATGGTCACCACCTCCGGGTTACATTTCGTCGTCATCAGGATCGGATTCTGGCTCAAGGTTCGTAGCCTTTAGCCCTAGCTCGCTTAATATCTTTAGCATCTGCGCATTGGTTTTGTTAAGCTCGGCAATCGAGTCATTTTTTTTATAGCCCCACTGGTCCTTGCCATGCTGGTACTTGACGGTGACGCCGCGTTTCTTAATGTCCTTAATCAGTTTGTTTTTAATATCATGCAGGGCCATGTAGTCATGCACCAGGTCGAGGTACTGCGTGCCGTATACGCCCTGTCTTTCTAACTGATCGATGAGGTCCTGCTTGATTTGTGTTTTGCTAGGCTTTTTAGGAGCTGTCAATGTCTCACCTTCTTATTTACACGTTCACGTAAGGTATTTGCTAAATATGTTTTGTGCGGCCCCCCGCCCGTTCCTCCGGGCCTGTGCGATTTTTGTTTTTTGAACCCGGGGGGTATTACCACCTTTCCGGCGTAATATATTCTTTCCTCTCGCGCTTGGCTGTTCTAAACTTTTCAGGGTGCAGTCGGTTGTGGCACTCCTCGCACACTGTCATAAGGTTGTCAGTTTCAAGCGCAAGGTCTGGCCTGTCCTCTAAGTGCTTAATGTGATGCACAACATTGCCCTTATTAAAACTGCCGCGTCGCTTGCACTCTTGGCACTCATAGTTGTCCCGCTCAAGTATCTGCTCCCGCACCCTCAACCATGCCGCACTCTTGTAAAGCTTCCGGACTTCGGCTGCCCGAAAGTGCTTGTCAATCACCTGATCCCAGACGCCGACATCTCGGCCGTCAGGATCATTCCGCAGTCGCCGTCTGGCTGTCGCTTCGTCTACCGATAGCTCAATGTATTTAACATCAATGCCCGATAGCGCCTGCCTCAGCCTGGGCCGAATCGTAGTCACGATGATCCATGCGGCGTCTAACTTGTCTTCGTGCCGCAGCCGGTTTATAATCAGGTCCCGGATGTCTAACACATAGCCGATTAAGTTTTCATTATGCTGATGAACGGGAAGGCCGCTCAGTGCAGACATTATCAGGTCGAAGTCAAAAACAAGATCGTTAGGGCCTTTGTGCTCTTGTACATATGTGCTCTTACCGCTAAGCGGCGGCCCGTGCACTACATATACGTTCACCGTTAGATTAATCTCCTAGTAGCTAGTACACAGCAGGACCGCGCCCTGCTGGTAGACGCGGCCCTATGCGGGGTTGGGAATGTTTAACAAGGTCATTACTGCTTAATATCATACTACCACATTCAAAACGAACAATGCGAACATGTTTTCCTTCCTTCCGGTGGAGCGAGTCTATCGTCTTTTTAATTCTTCTTCTATGGCGCGAATCCGTTCCCGTAACCAATCGCTTACTTTTATAGTTCGCCCGTAACCCTGTATATAATCCGTTTTGCCAAATTTATGCATCCTGTCGTATAGCCTGAAAAACTCAGAAGGCTTATAGATTTTCACGCCACACTTTGGACAACTGTAGTTCCTTCTTCGCAGTATTAATGTTTTACATTCCGGGCAATACATTTTGACCTCCCATTTTAATGTTATAGTCTTTCAAAACAACCCCTTCGCGCTTATCGCCCCGGATGTGCGATTCCCACCAATAAAGCCCCTTATGCTTTCCGAATAAGCCGCCGCCGTCCCGGTAATCCTTGAAATGCCCTCGGCAGATATGCAGGGCGTGTTTCAATCCATGCGTTTCGGATTGTCCTTCCATGCGAAGGATTTTTTTCATTGGTTCGATGTCTAAGGTGTGATAACGGACAAGGGGTTTGCCGTGCTTCTTTTGGTGCTTCCTTGATAGCTTCGGCGGCGGTGTATTCTGCTTAATAGTTACGTTTTTGCAATGCATAAAGGATACTGATAGTAACAAGGGGAAGATAAATGCTCCCTGCGCCCCCCCTAATTCATTCTTGTCTATGCCTTCCTTGGTAACCCCCCACTTAATACTACCATCAATCAATCTTCCACTCCGGTCTACATCCATCATAAGGGCCGCTGGGAACATACCACAATATTCATGGCGATTTTCAAGATAAAGCAATAGCGTCACGAAACATTTCTCTCTGCTCAACCATGTAGATTTAATTCCAACCCCCCATGCGGTTGGGCACCACCACAGATCGCTCCACCGGGTCTCGCCATGATCTTCGCTGTTTGTAAGTAACGGCGCTTTTGTTTCAATAAACATATTGTCAAACGGTGGCAAGATGTGGGGTAGCCGTCCTATGTCCCAATACTCTTGTTCGCTTGTTTCGTGATAGTATTTAACCACATCGTCTGCCGCTACCACCACCATTCCATTAAGATATTCCTCGTATTTGCCTTCACACATTAACCTGTCGTATAGCCTGCTCATCCCATTTTCACATCCCTCTTCAAAAACCGATCATGAATCATCCGCACACTGTCCGCCGTGTTATTCCCCCCAATATGCGCCGCCACCTGCTCCCAGGTCAGCCCGTTGACATGCCGCAGAATGATGATCTGCCGGATCAGGCTGTCGTCGATCTGCTCCACGTATTCGTTGATTTCCGCCACCAGATCCATCAGGTCACCTAGCCGTCGCTGGAGCCGCTCCTTTAGCCGCTTCATTTTCCGGCTGTGCTCTTCGTGCGCAAA